AATTAGTATACCTCAAATCATGCCTAACTGTTGATTTAACTTTATTGATGAATTGACAAAATAGTTCATAATCTGATAGATCCTTTCTAGTTAAATAGTATTTTAAAACTGCTTCACTATCTACTGCTATAATTTTAGGATTTTTAGTTCCAACTGTTTCAAATTGATCCATATTTCAATGCCTCCTACTTTAAAGTTTATGTATTATATTTATATCTGGAAAACAAAAAGATAATATAGTTTATTACTTGTTTAATATAAATAAGGTAGGTGATAGCATGGATGACTTATTACTCGATCAAGCATATGTCATGGGAATTTCTAATGATTTAATAACTTTTATATCTAGTATTATAATAAAACGGGAGGATCTAGCTTCTAAATATGAAACATTGAATACTTTAAAAAATTATGATTTATATCTATCAGCATATACTAAAACAGACAGATTCGAAACATATGAAACATTCGATGAACAAGTACTGATTGACGCTGGATTGACGACAGAAGAAGTGGCATTAGCATTACAATTTAAAATGAATATACCAAGCGATAAGAGAGATGCTGTCGTTTTATTGCAAAGAGCCAAAATATTGGATGAATATATCGAATCTAATAACTATTATAGAATGCTGTATGGATTACCTGCAAACGAAGACTACTTAAATATTTATATTGAAGATACAATAGTTGGCGTTAATACAACACTACCAGTTCATAGTATGTCTAGTAGTGAGATAGATATATTATCGGCATTAGGATATATAGATAAGTTAATAGTGCAATATCCAACTCGTCCATATCTAAGATATCTTGGAGATAATAAAATTAATTTTATTATAGCTAGAACAGCTAAAAGGTTTGAAATTATACAATCTGGAGAAATGTCTAATATATTCATTAAAAATCGATTTAATATAAATTATGAACTATCCAGGGCATATATATTAAATAACTATTATAAAAAAAGATTTTCGATAGATCAAACATATTTTGATGCATATATAGGATTCATTATATTAATTAATAGTATTGTAATGACTATTAATGAATCACTAGATATATTTAATAAGAAAGAATATTTCAATGAAGTAATGGTTAAAGAAATATTACAGTCCCACAATCTTAATATATTTGATGATATACCATTATCATATAGAAGAAAAATAGTGGATAATATAGAATCATTGATTGTGTCTAAAGGAACTGATGAAGTTCTTTTTAAGATATTTAAAATATTTGGATTCGATGATATCTCAGTCAAGAAGTTCCTACTAATAAAGCAACATAAAAAAGATATTAATGGAAAGTATATATTTAGCTATGAAGCAGATCTCGTTACTCCAAAATATAATGAGATGTTTGATATCGAATTTGCACAAGTTGATATTAAGTCAACTAACATCGATGCCGAAATACGAAAGCCGGAAAATAAGTTAGTATATACAGATATAACTAATAATGATATATATTGGGGTGGCTATGAGACTGACGAGGCCATAAGACAAAAACTACTTAAAGAAAATTTTAACTATATCAATACTGATTATATCAATATCGATATTGCATATGCATTATCTAACTTATCATTTGAAGTTACATATTTCTTTTCAATGTGTTTGGCATTGAAGGATTCCTTTAAAAAACTGCTATTAATAGAACCAATATTTGGACAAGAAATTAGTTTATTTTATTCGATAACTATGCTAACAGCATTATTAAGTAAAAAATCTGGATTTACCGGAAATATAATAACAAATCCTGAAGATATTGCAGTTATTTATAAATTTAATTTTGATAGAAGTTTAACCGAAATAAATAATATAATGAAAAAATATGGGTATACATCATCTTCAAACTATGCTCCATTGTTGCCTACTAGTGAGTATACTAAGACATCGGATCTAGTAGATCTATATTTTAGAAATAAAGAGATATATGATCTATTGGTTAAAGTAAAAACATCTACTCGCAATTATAAGGAATATCTAGCAATACGAAATTTATTAGAATATACAATGCAATCAAAACTATCTTCTAATGTTTATAAAAAATCAGATGGTTCGATTGCAACGACATATATAGATTATTTATATGATGAAAATATATTAATAGCTAATTATATTGAGACAATAGCTATCTCCGATATCGATTCTGCGGTATTAAAAATATTAACAGCATTGGAAGATTACATTCAAACTGACAGATTTCAATATTTATTTTTAAATATATCATCATCATCTGGAAGTGATGTATTTATGAAATATATATTGAAAATACTATCAGTATTTAAAGCATTTACTATTAATATATTCTCAATGACCACTACATATAATATTGATAGCTATCTAAATAATATTAAAATAATAGATAAAAACTATACTGAAGGTAATGTATTCTCGCATAATAATATAACACTGACAGACACATTGCAGGTTAGTACAACTTTAACTTCTGAAGAGCGGTTTTTAATCAACGATAAATTGGAAATTATAGACTCATTAGAGTATTTATAGAATAATATGAAAAGGGGATTGTTAATATGGGCGAGATTATAGAAAAATTAGGATTATCAGAGGAACTTTTCATAAATGGAAAGCTAGAATCCTCAAGAGGAAAACACGAATCTAAGCTCATAGGCGTTGTTGAAGTATATAATGGATTAACTGGTAGTAAACTATTTACATTTAATGATGTTATATTACCAGGAGCAACTTATGTATTAGAGCAGTTTTTTAAAAAGAGATCGACCTTTGCAATGACAACACTATCTACCGATCTTGGAATTAAAGCAGATATTGCTATTACACAAGAAAATCTTAAAAATGAATTAACATTTGGGTTTGTTGTCGGAATTGGTGGAAGTGATTCTGCCAATCTGATTAAAGCTGTTAAGTTTAAAGATAAATCTGTAGATACTATTGTTCCATTACGAGTTGTTCCAATTACTGCTGACTTATCTGCATCAGATCAAGCAAAATATGCTCTAAAGAAGACTGTCGGTTCCAATTATTATTATTATGCTAAAAAATTTGATACAGATATCGTAATACGCCATCTATTTACAGATGGAACTGAGATACCTCCAAATATTAATGAGACTGATACAAATCTTGGGCTATTAGTATTTGGAGAAATGGTATTTACAATTTCGACTGCTGATTTAAGAGAATATTTTATAAATGTATACGGAAATATCGATAATTGCAGATTTAATTCTATTGGTCTAGTTACAGGATTCTTAGATGGTACTGACTATGCCGGAGTTAGAGTAACAACTAAAATAAATTTAAGAGACTTATACCTATCTAATAGCGAAAATTATTTTCGTTTTATCTACAAATTATATAGCATTTAATGTATAAAAGTTATGAAATATGATCGCTAAAAAAGGAGACTTGAGGATATGAGACTATTGACTAATGCTGAAATAGATGAAGTATTAAAAATACGCCATACAGATATTACAAATACCCTATTTAAATCGTATTTTGGACGAACTATTAAACATCCTATATCTAGATTTAAAGTAACTGATTATTTTCATATCCCAGAAAATACTTGTAGTAATAATATAGCTGGAGTAACTACTATTGCATTATATCTATTCAATAGATTGGTAACTGATAAATATCTATCGGATATTGTTGGTTATGTTAATATACCAGTTACTAATAAAATTATGAAAAAAATCTATGAATTAATATCACAAGCATTCTATGCCAATAAGATTATATCTGAACAATTTTTTGAATTAATCGATATTTTTGAATGGTTAGGTGGATCTGATATATCAGAACTAATAAATGTGTCATTTTCTAGTAAGATGTTTTCATTACCTCCAGATATACAAAAACGTCGAGAAGAATTATTTGATAAATATGATAAAGAATTTAAAGCTGGTGATGTCATAATAGCATCTAAGGTTGAAAAAGAATTAATAAATTTATCAAAGGATTATATGTCAAAATTGCCAGAAAATGATAATTTTGCATCTGGCTCTAAACTAGATTTTGAAAATCACTATAAAACAATGGTATTAATGAAAGGTCCGATATTAAATACTGGAACTGGTAAATGGGAGATAGCAAAATCAAATTACGATACTGGAATATCTAAGGAAGAATATTCGTTATTTGCAAATAGTGCAACCTCTGGAATATATAGTCGGGCAAAGGGTGTTGCTGTTGGTGGATATGAAAGTAAAAAGATTATAGCAACATTGCAGGATGTTTCGATAGCTGAGGAAGGCTCTGATTGTAAAACGACTGATTATCTAGAAATATTAGTCGATCCATATTTTAAAAATGAATTATTATATTTGTATATGGTTGAAGGTACAAAACTTAAACTATTAACTCCAGATAATTTTGATCAATATGTGTGGAAGAAGATAAAATTTAGGTCGCCTATGTATTGCAAATGGGAAGTTCCTAATATCTGTAGTAAATGCGTTGGAACTCATCCATATACATTAGGAATGACTACTATAGGATTAGCAACCACCAGGATAAGTGAAACGCTCAAAACTAAGAGTTTAAAATCATTCCATGAAAAGACAGTCCATCTTTATAAAATCACATTAGATGACTTATTTAAATAATAATAAAAGAAGATAGTAATTAAACTATCTTCTTTTATTATTATTCGATATAGGTGAGAATTTTAATTATATATTATATATCTAGATTATATATAAGGAGAGTGTTTGAAATGTTAATAACTATTGGCGATCTAAACACAATTTTGGAAAATCATAATAGATGGTTAAGCGATAATCGAATCGGCATTCGGGCTGACTTGCGCAAGATGGATTTATGTGGGGCAAACCTACGTAAAGCTGACCTGAAAAAAGCCGACTTACGAATGGCAGATTTACGTTGGGTTAATTTAAGTGAATCAGATTTGACTGAAGTAGACCTAAGTGGGGCAAATCTGCATAAAGCAAATCTGAATGGGGCCGATATAGGCAGGGCCAATCTAAGCGGGGCCAACCTGAGTGAGGCAAATCTGCATAAAGTAAATCTGAATAGGGCAAACCTGAGTGGGGCAAACTTGCATAAAGTAAACCTAAATGGGGCAAACCTGAGTGGGGCAAATTTGGATGCTGCAAATCTAAGTGAGGCCGACTTATTCTGGGCAGACTTAAGTAATTCGAATTTGCATAAAGCAAGTCTACATGGGGCAAACCTAAGTGTTGCAAACTTAGGTGGATCAAATTTAAGCTGGGCAGATCTAGGTGGTGCAACTTTGATTAGAGTAAACTTAAGTGGTTCAAATTTGATTGGGACAGATCTGAGCAATGTTGATCTAATTGGCGTAGATCTAAGTGGTGTAAACTTAAATGATGTAATTTCAGATAAAAGATATATCAGTATCTCCCTCATTGGTAGCCGAAAAGGAACATCTGTCTATTGTTTCAATAATGATCATATATGGTGTGGGTGTTTCAAGGGAAGTTTGGACGATTTCGAACAGGCTATTACTAAAACACATGCAAATAATAAACAAGCTCTTAAAGAGTATATCGGAATGATCCAGTATATTAGAAGTCTTATTTAAGTATAAAAAAAGATAGCATCTAAGCTATCTTTTTTTACATATTCATAAACTAATTATATATTATATATGTAGATCAACAGAAAGTGAGGTTATTACACTAATGAAGGAAATTATTAGAAAGGTATTTGAACACTATAATTCTTTAAATTTATCAAATTTTAGTATCAATATCGATTCACTTCAACGAGATACTATGTTTAGGGTTAACTTTATCAATTATAATATAGTAAGAATGAAAAGTTGCACTGTGGATATTGATAAGATTGATTACTATATCAAGACAAATTTTAATATTATAGAAAAATATATACTTAAAAAAGAAGTATATATATTATTTGCAGAAGCTATTGTTATATTCTTACACACACTATCCGATAAATTGACTATAATTAAACAAAATAGGTTATATGATGATGCAGTAGCTATATTATTCAGTAATGGAATAGATGATATTCATAATATAGTGGATTCATTTTTAAAAAATCTATATACTGAAGTAATACAAAAATGTGATACAACTGGACGAGTGTACTCATATCCACGAGATGGACATAGTTCATCATTATTTAGAAAGTATAAAAGATACACACTTAAACGATTTTACTATGTTATATATTACAATTTCGATAGTTTACTAATACATTAAAAAGGGTGGTGTTTTTATTGATAGAAACTATGTCGAATGGTGATGTTATAGATTTTGGAGATACTAAACAGTTTAAGCTTCCAAAAATAACGAGATATTTTGATAAGTATGATAGTGTAATTAAAAAAGAAAAATTAGTTAAAGCTAATCTAGATAAGATATCAGATTCTAGATTAAAGAAAGGTAAAGACTTTTTAATTACAAATCATATAAGTGTAGATAAGAATGGAAATAAAACTGAAGATGGTATATTTTCTCCAAAGTTTGGATTTAGCCAATTTGATGATCAGGCTGGGACGAAAGATTCATATAGATGCTATTGTGGAAAATTAACAGGGGCTATTTACCTAGATGAATTATGTCCAAACTGTAATACTAAAGTTAGTTTTGCTGATGCCGATTTATCAATTATGGGTTGGATACCATTGAATGAATATGTTGTAATTAATCCAGCTATGTATACTCATTTGGAATCTCTTATTGGTAAAGAAGAATTATATAGTATATTACATTTAACTTCTGCAAAAATGAATGTCGATGGGATAGTTCAAAAGGATATAAATCCGGATAAACCATATGCCGGAATAGGAATGATGGCCCTATATCAGAATATAGATGAAATCTTAAAATTCTATGTGACTAAAAATTCTAAGTATTCTAACCACTATAAACTATTGATAGAATATAAAGATTCAATATTCACGCATCATATACCAGTCTATAGTGCGATAATAAGACCAAGAATAGAAAGTAATGAAAAAATACGATTATTTCAAGCAAATAAGATATATGATACGATAATGAATCAGTATAACTTAATAAATACCGAAGTTGGTAATATGTTTACTATATTACCTGTATTGTATGAAATACAAACAGAATTTAATGAATTGTATGATATTATCATAGATAGCTATTCTGGAAAAGATGGATTATTTAGAGCAAATATGGGAGGAATAAGAATTGATTACGGTTCCAGAAGTGTAATTGTAAACGGAAAAGATTTAAAGCCAGATGAAATTGATGTTCCATATATTACAGCGATTACATTTTTAGAATTAGAATTGATATACCTATTAAGAATTTTAGATGATATCACAGAGAATGAAGCATATATGATCATTAATCATGGATTAAGAACGTATAATCCAAGATTACATTCTCTTGCACAATCTATCTGCGATAGAAGTAAAGATGGAGTATACCTTCTCGTAGGACGGCCTTAGTATGGGGCCCTCTAAGAAGAAATTCTTAGTTGAATAATCTGCTTAATTGCTGGAACTCACTAAGAGCCTCTATGCCTATATTAATATAGGAACGAAAGTAGAAATAAGTTAGAGGATGTCCTATGGTGATAGTAAGCCTAAGGGATAGTTATATTAAATCAGTAATACGACTATCCGAAAGCTATATAAGTATATAGTGAGTAGTCCTGAGATGGACATTAGGAGTACGGCCTAAGCAGGTGGGTGAGAATCCCTTAAATGGAAACAGCAGAATCCTAAAAGACACTTACTATGTCTTATGGATAATGATATAGTCTCGACTTCTAGGGAAAACCTAGAGAAGTTCATTAGTCTATTAGGCTATGAGAACTGCATAGATTAGCGACCTATGTGAAGATACTGCCTACGCTATCCAACTACTCTATACGGATATTAAGAATACGAAATATTAAGAAAAATATCGACGACTTAACACTCAGCGTTAGTCCATCTCTACTAGATGGGTACTCTGGAGATTTCGACGGTAATCGATTGCCGCCTTTAACTCGAAAGGGTTAATTGAATAATCTGTTTAATTGCTGGGACCCACTAAGAGCCTCTATGCCTATATGATTTATTTATATAGGAACGAAAGTAGAAATAAGTTAGAGGATGTTCTATGGTGATAGTAAGCCTAAGGGATAGTTAGCTTAATATAAGTTAACAAAATGGGGAATCAGCAGCTATATAATATTTATATTATTGTATCTTACATGAATGTCTGGTCAACATTCATTACTTAGAGGTGTATTACAAGGTAAAGGTTGTGGATATCTATGTGGAAAATTAAGAAAGACAATTTTGTGTACAAGGAAGAAAACTGGAAACCGCTAATTTATGATAAAACTAGAATTCTTATAGAAAGTAAAAAGTATTTAATATCATCACATGGAAGAGTTTATAATAAACTTAGTGATATATACCCATCTATAAGATCTAATAGAGAGTATAGAATAGTGACATTACATGAAGCCGAACTTAATGTATTAAAAGTAACTTATAGAATTCATAGATTAGTCGCATTAGCTTTTATCCCAAATCCAAATAAATTGCCACAAGTTAATCATAAATCTGGATATAAGGATCTTAATCTTAGCTTTAAACTTGAATGGTCAACCGGGCCGGATAATATCAGGCATGCGTTGATACATAAATTAAGAACTTCATATTTTACTATTGATCAAGTTCATGAGATATGTAAACTTATGGAGATTCCAAATTGGACTTTCTCTAGTATTATAAGACACTTCGATCTAGAAAAAGATATTAAGCATAATCTATATAAATTGGCAATAATTCATATATATCATAAAAAAGCATATTTAAATATAAGTAGCCAATATAAAATAGTTAGGCATTCTAACCCGAAATCTAAAAAAGTACTATATAAAATAGTTCATGAGATATGTAAACTTATGGAGATTCCAACTTGGACATATAATTCAATTACATTATATATAAAGAATAAATATAATTATAGTATACCTATAACTAGTATACGTGCGATATATGAAAAAAGAACTTTTACTTATATAAGTAAAAACTATAATATCCTAAAACATGCTAAGAGTTTTTCGTTATATTCATTAGACTTAGTTCATGATGTATGTAAACTTATGGAAATTCCAAATTGGTCATATAATTCAATTATCTTATATATATAAAGAATAAATATAATTACACTGTAACAAAAAGCGTATTATCTAGAATTTCGAATAAGCTAACATGGACCGATGTTAGTCGTAATTATATACTAACACCTCTAGTAGATCAATAAATTTAAATATTATGTAGTTCAACGACTATCCGAAAACTACTAATTTATAGTAGTGAGTAGCTCTGAAATGAGCATTAGGAGTACGGCTCAAGCGAGTGGGTGAGAATCCCTTAAATGGAAATGACAGAATCCTAAAGAATAGTAATATTCTATGGATAATGATATAGTCTCAACTTCTAGGGAAAACCTAGAGAAGTTCATTAATCTAATAAGATTATGGGAACTGCATAGATTAGCGACCTATGTGAAGATATTGGATGCATTATATAGTTTAGCTGTAAGGGACTCTAGGTTAGTTGAAACCTTTAAACCGACATTATCTCCAAGATATAATTATATCTCACGAACCGATGGAAAATACTCTCCAAGAATGAGTTATATTAAAGACTATATAATCGTTCTTTCAGAGTTATATGAATTAGGTAGAGATAATTAGGAGGTGGTATCATGCCACCTCCTCATTTTTTATGTAATATAATTTAATTATATATTATATAATTAAGATATAAATTATCATTTATGTCTTAGCAGTATAATAATTATAAAAAGGAGGATTAATAATGAAATTACCATATTACTTTGAACATGAATTACCAATTAATGAGCCGCCGGATACGTTTGAGGTATTAACTGCCAATTGTAGATGTCTCTGCAATAGACCTATATATTTTGAAACTAATCGTTCTTCTATTGAAAATACTATGCCTCCATTTGAAAGACTTAGAGAAATTCCAGAAGCATTTAAACCACATCTTATCATTAAGTGTGGAAAACTTGTCTATCTTTGTAAAGCTTGTTATGATGAGTATACGATAGACTTAGAATTATCAGTATCTCAATATAGAAGACAATCTTGTATTATAGAAGATATTGAATAATATATAGAAAGGTTGTCGAATTATATATGTGTATGGATGATCTTACGGCAGTAAAAGCCGATCTTAAACTATTTATTCGTGAATTGACTTCTAAACATAAATTAAGTTCAATAGAAATTATTAGTATACTTGCAGAAGAAATAGTGATGTATAGTAAACCAACCATACTAGAAATTAAAACGCCAAGTACCCAAGCTGTCCAAATTCCATATTATTTTGAGCATGAGATTTTAGATATGGAACTTAGTGATATGCCAAAAATACTATTCTACGACAGCGAGTGTCTTATGTGTGGTAAATTATTATATACAGAATATGTTATACCAATATGTAAAAGATGCGATATTAAAGGAATTAAAGAAATACCAAGCGATTATAAAGCATATACGATATATACCGGATTGCAAAAATGTCATCATATTTGTAAAAAATGCTATGAAGATATTGCTAATGGAAATAATATTAAAAAAGATACTTAAGATAATAGCATATAAAGGAGTTTTCTAAAATAAATAAAAAAGGGGCTGCTCATATTGAATATAACTGATGATCTATGTGATAACCTTATAGTATTATCCGCTGAAAAATATAATTTAAATCTTAAAAAATATAGAAAAATCGTATTTTATATTGATGATCCAGATGCCGTCAATATGCTTATTACTAAATGTGATTTTAAAATTATTAAACAAAATAAGAGAATAGAAAAAGTCTTAAAAGTATCCACTGAGACAATTCTTGGATATGAATAGTCTTAAAAGTATCCACTGAGACAATTCTTGGATATGAATTACCAACTGATGATGCTATGATAAATCGTATTGCTATATCTAAAAAGTTTAAAGCAATACTCGCATATAATGCTCAGAATGGTTCCGTATATTGCATTTGCTTAATTCACCCAAGAAAACTTATGGACTTTTCTAAACTTCTTAATCCTATAATGCAAAATAATTTCGGTACAAAGGATGCCGATAATATATTTAAAGATATGAATTTTCAATGCAGTTCTGGAGAATATATTGAAATTTCTAAGATATCCAATAAGAAAAATAAACGCAAACATGATGATCATATGAAAGATATGCCAGTAAATGTTTTAAAGAAAGAGATCCATGATGAAAAACTAGTATTTGAAGATACTTCAGCATTATCTGATATTATGAAAGATATGGTACACTTTTTCAATAGTGATACAGATATGGTACACTTTTTCAATAGTGATACAGAAAAATTATATAAGAAAATGCAGATTAATTATAAACGCGGTGTTATTATGTATGGAAATCCAGGAAATGGAAAAAGTTCAGTGATCCGCGAGATTATCCGAAGAGTTGGAACGGACATTAATAAAATCGTCATAAATCCTAACATATCATATGAGATTACAAATATTTTACCAGAATTAATAACAGCATTAGATGGAGCTCCTTCCATAATTATTATGGAAGATTTAGATTCATTTATAGCACATGCTAACAGATCTCAATTTCTAAATATCTTAGATGGAATAGATATGAAATCTGGAGTATACTTTATTGGAACTACAAATTATCCAGAAAGAATTGATCCGGCATTTATCAATAGATCCGGCAGATTTGATCAAATATTTAGAATTGAAAATCCATCAAATAAAATGCGAGAGTTATTCTTTCAAAGTCATAATATTGATGAATTAATTAAGGATCTTACAGGATTATACTCTAAAGATATCGTAAAGACATTTGTTGATTATACAAATGGCTTACCAATGTCGGATCTTAAAGAAATTATAACTAGTGTAAATTATATACTAATTAATAATATGAAGATATCTCTTGAAGTTGCTGTTAAAAGAGCCTGTGAAAAATTAAAATTTGAAAAATTAGATCATCTACAGAAACATATGGAGTATCAATCAGATATTGAAGATGATAATAGGAATAAGAAAGTAAAGAATATTGGACCATATGCCAGAGCTAAAGCTGGCGGTATATCATTAGTTGAAAAGCTAGAGGAGGAAGGTTAACTTAATTAAGAAAGTTGTGGTGTTAAATGGCGATAACAAAAGTTGATCATGTCGTAGATTATAATGATATTGATTTATTTTGGGTCCATAAAAATAAAGATATGGGCCAAATTCAAAATATAGCATTTACTAATAGTAGTAATAACTATGCCATTAACAAATCTACGTTTGGAATCGTCGGAGGAGGCGGTGGTGGCGGAGGTGGTGGCGGAGGTGGCGGAGGTGGCGGAGGAAGTCCTAGATAAATTAAGATATTAGAATAAAAGGAGGTTAATACAATGCCACTAGATATTAAGATTGGCTATATGATGCTTAGCGTATTAGCTGGTATATTACTTTTTGGAGGCTGTTATCTTATAATAACGCATATTAGTCTACAAATTGATTCTAGGGAATCTAGACGATACTGGAATGATTCTAATAGAAGAAGGAGATAGCAGAAATGCTATCTCTTTATATGCGTTCAATAAAATTATCAATTTGGAGGAATTCTAGTGAATTTTTTAATAATAGATGATGATCCTATTAAAGTAGAAAAATTTGTAGAACATTTAGATCCTACTGATACATTTAAAGTATTTCAATCATATAACAGTGGTCTTAAGGAACTAATTGGGAATAGGCAAAGTTATGATTGTCTAATATTGGATATGAATTTTCCAATGTTCGATAATGGTAAAATTGAAGTCAATACTGGTATAGTTGTAATAAGAGAACTTGAAAGACGTCGCATTTATATACCTATAGCTATATACTCTAGCAAATATGTCGATATGGCAAATAATATAGCTGTATTTGATTATATCGTATTTGATATGGCAGATAGCATGGAGAGTAAAGTGGATCTATTAAAACTTAAATTTAATCTATGGAGCTATTGAGTTATCATCATATGTAAACTATAAAAAATTTAGAGATAGCATTTCTGCTATCTCTTTTTTTATCTATAATATAAAAGTTATCGACCCGTAATTTTGTTATAGTCTAGTTATATATTATATACTCAAGATATAAAGGAGGCTTGTAGATAAAAATACTTACATATCAGTCATATTTAATTAATAAATATCTATATATTTAAAAGGAGATTGATATTATGAGATTTTTAATAGTAAATAATGATGAATATATGATAGACAAATTTATTACACAATTAACAGTTGATGATTCATTCAAAATAACAAAATCATTTAGTAGTGGAATTAGTGAATTGATACAGAATATGGAGGACTATGATTGTTTAATACTCGGTATGGATTTTCCACTATATGATGATAGTTTCATCGAAACCAATATTGGGCTGGGATTCTTAAATCTTATTAAAATACATAAAATATCTACTCCTGTTGTCATATTCTCACCTAAATATGTAAATACAATAAACTATATGCCAATATTGGACTATATTCTATTTAACAAAGGGTGTACTATGAAAGACAAGATAAAACTATTAAAATGTAAATTAATATTAGAGAAGTGTGTTTTATAACTTATAGGATTAAGAGATAGTAAAAAATACTATCTTTTAATTTTTTATACCGCTATAGCAGTATAATCTAATTATATATTATATATGTATAAAGTAAATTTAATTAAATAAGGAGAGATGATATCATGGCAAACAGAATTATGGATACTACTGTTATATTTGTAATTAAATCTATACATACGAACGAGATTAAGGGTGAGACTGTCTATCTAAGTAAAGAAAAAGCCGAGCGACGTGTAAGCGAATATGAATTTAATGGCGAGAGTGTCTATGTTGATTCTATTGAATTACCTTTTGTCGGTAAATATGTATCATATGTTGATATATACAAAGGATTTGACTATGGTATGCAAGAAATGTACGACGTTTGCTATAAATCGGATATTTATCCATCCACCGAGACTGCAAAGATGCATATGAGATGGTTGCGAATTGTCGAAAATGCTAAAACCTCACCAGAAAGGTTCAACATCTATCGAGATAAAATATGCTCAAAAGATTGGAATGGCGATGATTGGGTTTCTGGAGATGTTATGGAAGGAAATATGTCTGCAGAAATAATGAAATTAAAGGTTATTCGTTAAACTGTTTTAAGTTATTCAATATATCACATGATCAAAATGTAATAACTCGGATAAGGTAGGAGATATTAACATGAATGTATTTGTTAAAATTGAGAATATCTTAAAGTTGAGACACGACTATAAGATCATATTGAGAAATATTAAAACAAATCGGAAATCATACTTCTATCTATTCAAATTTGAGTTTAGTGGGATTAATCATGACACAATGTTGCGAGTTGGTGAAATCTATGAATATGTTATCGATAATCTGCATACTACGTTTGATTCCAGGTTAGCATCATTAGTTAATGAAAAGAAACAATTTCATTTAGTTACAATAACGGATGAACAGGAAAAGAGGATATTGAGAAATTAAAACTGATAGGAGGTAGTTCTAATAAAAAAATTAGAATTAGTATGTCCAAGTTGTGGTTCCACAAATGCTAAACAATGGTCCTGGCTTGGTATGCATTTCTTTGACGAAGAGACATGTGCGCGATTTAAAAAAGAATTTGGAGAAAAAGACGACTTTGAAAATTACTATATCGCACAGTGTAACTGTCCTGATTGCGATCATTATTTTACCGCAAAAATACTTATCGATATCACAGTACTGGAAATTCGATATTAAATAAAAGAGATAGCAAAAAATGCTATCTCTTATTTTTTATATTACTCAATATCTTCCAAAACTACTGTTTTACCAGCAAGTTCATGGTAGCAATCTGATAAAAATATAATCTTACCATCAGTTATGAAACTATGACATCTACGCTCTGGACGACTTTGAAAAACTAACATCGATGGTGTAAATGTCGGTTTTTCAAAGTTTCCATTAAAATTCCACCGGCTATCAAATGCATGATATCGTTTACATCCAGGGCAATAAATCATATATGAATTAAATTGCCCATTCGGATCATTGAGTATATCTACTTTAGCCATTTAAAACACCCCATTTCTATTTTTTATAATAATAAACGAATCTAGAATAATAAACGAATCTAGATATATATTATATATATGATATGAAAAGATAGGAGATGGTAGTATAGTGAAAAAATTTTATCATATAACATTGAAAAAAAAGTTAAATTCTATTATGAAGAATGGGTTAATTCCACAAATTGGCCCGCGATCAAAATGGGCCGAAGATGAGTTTGGTATATTTTTATTTCCTTCTATTGATGATATGAACAATGCATTAGATCAGTGGTTCGGAGATTTGTTTCTTGAAAATACAATATTAATGTCTCTTGAAATAACTATACCAGACGATTTCCCTATCTTTGATAGCATTGTTGAATATGAGAAAATTTCAAAGATTGTAATACCTCCTGAGTATATACGATATATACAAGATGAGTAAATATAAAACTTAAAAATACCGAACTAAAATTTCTTATCCATATTTTTAAGATAAAGAAGAGGTGAGCACAAATCACCTCTTCTATTTTTTTATTCTGTTGGAACATAACTAGGTGCTGTATCTCTTTTGAACCCAATTCTAATGATCTCCGATACGTCAACATAATGCTCAACGCGTTCATTGTCACTTGTTCTGGCACCAACAGGTAAAAGTCCGTAGATTAAGAACCCACATAAAAATTCTCCACTACCTAGATCTATATCGACAAAGTCGATTCCTTTCTGTCCAACTATATTATACTCTGAAAAATAGATTGGATAATGCGTCGTAGCACTAATGAAACTGATATTCTTCCAATCATCCGCTCCATTATGTTCGATTAAATACAATAATTGACCACGCGATAATGCCATTTAGTTTTCCTCCTTTATTTAATTTCTCTATGTTTGCTTCTTATAATTAATGCTTTATCTTTATACTTTTCATATATTGGAGATACACTTCCAAGTTCTTTAGTTTCTATCTTTCTCAAATGAGTATCTCCAACGACTACACATATTTTGCTACCTGAATATCTATCAATTATTTTTATCATATGAGCTTCTCTAATTTTAAATTTATCTCTTGTAGATAATTGTTTAGCATTAGGAATATCATTAATATCAATTCCCACTAGCTTAATATTTGACTTTAGTCCAAATTCATAGATATCTTTATTGTACCTAGAGTCGCATAGATTTTCTTTATCGCATTTATTTAGTCTATCTTGTATTACACTACTAGTCAATGATATATCCTCATATAACAACTCATGTAATAGATATTCTGGTTTAAATTGTTTTATTATATCATAATAGTATAGTCGCTCTTTATCATTTCCATGATTTTCTCCGAATATGATAATGCGATAATTATGTATCTTATTTTTTAAGTCATTGGCTTCTAATATATCTGAAAACACAAATTAATCACCAGGCTTTCATATAATCTATTGCTTATTATTTTTTTGTTCTCATAAAAACAGCTAATTAATATTAAATACGATGTTAAAAGAAAGATGGTGTATTGAAAATGCCTATCATAGAGACTGAATTATCATCTGCTAAATTATATAAAGAAACAAGTTCATTCAGTCATGTTCTTGGAAATATAACAGCACTTATTGAAGATTATATTACTAAAATGATGCCAAATGAGTACTTTAAACAGGTTCGTGCTACTACAGAAGTTGCATTTAGAGATATTAAGGATTTTAAGAAAAATTTAATTGTTGCTGAAAAGCCCTATATGATAATAGATCCTAAATTATTACTATCCGAGGAATCCGATGCTTTACCACAACTTAATTGGGATAGATTTAATCCTACGGATCATACAGATATGCCTAGTTTATATATGATGAATCATGAGTTCTTTATTAAAAATGCAGATAATACCACAAATAAATTCATGCTTGGATATACGTTAAATAGGTATAAATTTCAATTCGATATAAATATACTTGTAAATACTCAAATGCAGCGTCTATCATTAATGAATTATCTAAAATCTAATTTTAGATTCAGACATCTGTTTCCTATTGATAGATATACCGAAACATTAATTCCTAATTCATATATACAATATATAGCAGATGCATGGGGGATGGCTATAACATCTAACGATTTTATTCAGAGATTAAATAGAGAATCTCCATATACAATATTGCGTTTACATAGACCGGCTACTAATAAAACTGAGTTTTTTATTTTACTAATGTCTAAGCTACAACTTAAACTTCCATCATATCCTAATGAGGATAGTGTCCGAATTGGTAGGATAGAAAAATATTCACAAGTTGGATTTTCTATAGAAGTTGAGACAAATATTATGAACAATTTTTTACTATTATCTTATGATGTAATTACCACTGGAGAACTAACTTCTGAATATATGACAAGAGCCAGCTTAAATGATATGAATCCAACAATTTCTAAAATTAGAAATAATATGACATTATATACTAAAATAACAATCGAATTTGATCAGCCATCGGAAGAAATTGATTTCAATAGATTTATGGGTGATGATACAAAAGATGTTTTAAAATATATTAAAGATAATAATTTAACTGATCCATTTACCGCATTATATGTATATAGGATAAATGTTGAACTGAATAATACAGATACAACTATAATATCATTTAGTTCTTCAACACTTAAAGCGACATTTCACCCTCCATCATTAGAAGATTTCTATACATTTGCTATTTATTTTGATATGAATTATATAGCTAAGATTAAAAAGTTTATACAACCAGTTAATACTATCGGAACAGATTATTAAAAAAAAAGAATAGAAAGTATATTATACTTTCTATTCTTTATATAAACCCAAAACGCTATTAATTTTGTCCCTATATAAATATGGAGATATATGCATACATTCAGCTAATTTATTAACTTCTTTCCCAGCATAAACTACGGCATTAAATGTTGCTGAATATTTACTAGTATTTAATTTTTTATTTAATCCCACATTATAATTACAAATTATTGAATTCGACATAGCAAATCTTAAATAATGAGCCGATTTAATGAAAATTCCATCATTTCTCTTATATTTATATAAAAGAATATCGAATGAATGATTAATAATATTGTATCCACCTTCTATTTCTCCAGATCTATTAAGATAGTCGCTTATTATATTATCATAGATAGTTTTAAATGTTTTTAATAATATTGCTATATTCTCTATATTGAATACAATAGTAACTTCTGTATTATCATTACCACTATTGACTAATATATCATTTTCTAACGCATATGACATAATTGTTCTTTCTAGTAATCCCTTCAATATCTGCGCATCTTCTGGGTAAAATTTAACTAGCAATGGACACATTCTAATAACATGTAAGCCATAGCCAATATCGTATATTTCCATAGTTATCACACCTCTCTCTATTTTATATTAACTTTTTTAGCTAGGTTTCTAGCAAGATTATTAATTCTAGGCGTAGTATAAACTGCGGCATTAAATTCTACTGTAATTATTTTATTATCAAATAGGTCGGTTCCAGGATTTATTAATGTTAATATCGGTATCGCATTTGTTAAGCAATGAGCCGATTTGATCGATATTGATTTAGCATATTGCTTATATTCATATACAAGAATATTAAAAGAATAATTATTAATATTAAATCCAGATTCTACACATTGTAATATGAAATTATCAGCCATAATAACATCATGTATATCTTTAGATGCTCTAATTATTAATTCTTTAATATTGTCATTAAATATGATATAACTCTTAATTTCCACACATCCACTAATATCATTAATGGTATTTTCTATTCTGTATTCTATAATCTGCGACTCAAGCAAGTTCTTTAATTCTTCTGAATATTCTGGATGAGATTTAACTAAGAATGGACACATGTTAAGTACATGCAACTTAAATTTTCCAAATTCGGTATGCAGCATACTTCCATAGTTTGAATATTCCATATATTAACTCTCCTTCTTTTTATATTATTCACATATATAATATGTAACTAAAAAATATAGCATAGGAAAGTAATCCTATGCTATATTTAATTTATTCTTTTAATATTCCTAATCGTAATAACTCTTTCTCAACAATATCAACAAAATAGACAATATTCAAATTACTTATTATTATTTTTTCAGAATCTGTTAACAATTCAGTTTCATTGATGATAGTTCTTATTTGATTTGAAATTTCAGATTTAACTGCGATATTTCCTTTTTCCTTTTTAATATCAGATAATAGAACAGCATTTGTTATTCCAGCTATAATTTTATTTCTAACTTCTAATATAGTATCTGGAGCAGCACTAGTAATATCTGTTTTATATAATTTTGAATATCCAAATCTGGCCAGCGTGATTAGTAGTCCGATACAAATAGTTAATAGTATCCAAAGTTCGACTGTATTCATCATTAATAATTCCAACTCCTTATTTTTTAAAATTATTTCAGTAAAAGGTGCGTATTATTAAATATATCAATTTTATCTTTTATGGTCTATCTGTAACATATAGCATCATTCCTATTATTACGTACATAGAAATAACTAAGCAAACGTCATACACATTAAAGTCAAATCCTTTCTTATATTTTTCTTATATATAAGTTATATGTATATAAAAATTAACCTAATGAGAAAAATATCTCATTAGGTTAATTAATCTAGTTTGCTGGACCTTCATTAATTAAGTCAGAATCGCATTTTTCACATTTAAGATTATTGCTTTCACATTTAAGATTATTGCTGTCTATTGATGTATAGTAGTTAGTTTGACAATCTTTACATACATATCTGATCATTATATTTTCCTCCTAGTTAGTTTTATTAATATAATCTAAATTTCTCCCAGCCATCACTCTCGTTACGATTTTCATTCTTTCTATTCCAAAAACTATAACAAACGGCTACTCGTTGTTTATTATCTGGAAATTCTTTAACTAACTCATCATCAGACATACATCTTGAAATAAACTCTGGTTTAGGTTCGTGCAATTTTGGTTTAATAATTGGCATAACATATCATCTCCTAATTATATTTCAGATCCATGAATTTTAAATTCAAAATCTCTATAATGTAATATTACAATTTTTTTATTTATACTATTTAACCATGTATTGACCAACTATTAATGCATTTGTTGATGTGTTTACAGTATATACACTACCTCGATCTAATGCAATATCAGCTTCGACAATCGTAGAACTTCCTGTAGTGCCAAAGCAGGTCACAGTCCCAATAAGATCATACACATTTGTAAAATTACTTCCAACTGGTAAAGTGAATTTAATAGTGTCCAGAGTATTATGAATTCTTAATGAAAAATTGACAACATTAAGAACTCGACTATACATTGCAGATATTACAGTTCCAGTTCCAGTAATCGTAGGGGTCCAAGTGTTGGAAGCTAAGTTTAGTGCAGTTATTGTATCGTTGACTAATTTAGCAGATGGATATTGTGTATTAGTAGGAGAACTAAATACCGTAACTTTATTAGATTTACTTTCTTTATCTCCTAATATTCCGATAGCGCCTCTTAGTTTAAATTCATTAGCTGTAATATCCTTTTCCCAATCATAGGCAGATAGCGTATACGTAGTTACTGGATTGGAGGTACTAGTTGAATAATTACGCCCTGAATATCTCCAATAACGAGCTATTATAGTTTGAGAAAAGTCTATTGTTTCAGTAGGTCCAGCTAGTAGTGTATAACTAACTCCATCTGTTGAATAACTTACCATTACAGCACACGCATCGGAGCCGTTAACAATAGTTGCAGTACCTGCAAGAAATTTTCTCGTAGTAGCAAATGCTAATTCCGTAAAATACCAAGTGCCATTGTCGCTTGTTGTTACAACAGCATCAAGTTGTATATCATTTACTATAGCGCCTTGAAAATTTGTATTAAGACGATCATTAACTGCTTTAATTGATGGATATAATGTATCGTTAATTGTATTAAAGTTAATAGCTTTATTTGTTAAATTTTCTTTAGCTGCTAATAAAGTATTCGTCGCTGCTTGTGTATATTTATCTAAATCAAAAACGTCTTCTTCTAAATGTCCATGTCCCATATTTTCTTTTAAATCTAATTGATCACTAACTAATTTAGCAGAAGGATATTGCTCGTCTGTGGGGCTATTGAATATTGTTACTTTATTTGCAACATCTTCACCGGCTCCGCTAACTCCTCTTAATCTAAATTTATTTGTAGATCTTTCACGATGCCACTCAAATGCATGTAGTGAATAGTCGGATATCTGAAGTGGGAGCCAACTTCCAAGAATAGAATCTTGCCCCCTAAATCTCCAATATTTTGCAGAAATTGGAATTGTATAATAACCATCTCTTGTATTTTCTGAAAAAGTAAATGCATCAAGTGTCCAGAAAATTCCATTATCTGAGTAATCAATTTTTGCAAGCGACGCTGACGTCGGAGCTTTAATTACTGCATATTCTATTCTTCTTATTTCTGGAAAAACAATTTGAGTACAATGCCAATCAGTGGATTCTGGAGTGATAATATAGGTTGAGATTACACCATCTGCTGTGATATCTACTATTTCTCCACTATTGATAAATTCTAAAGTATTTTCATCCGATGCTGATACGACAACTCCAGTTGTTGATGATTTTGCAATAAACGAGAATATCTTCTCCGTCGTTCCAGGATCTGTTATATAAAAGTCACTACCACTTGGTGTTATTAAACCATTATATCGTATTGCATTTAATAACGATTCTGTATCAGTTACACGAACTTTATACATTCTTCCAGAAATTAATCCGGTAAATGCAGCTATATAATCCCTATCTGATGCAAATGTATATCCGCTGGTTTGATGAATAATATTTTCTTTTGTAATAGCCATAGTTAATGTTGATGTTGGTAGTGTTTGTGTAAAGGTTTCTGCATTTATTACAATATCAACATAGTCAACTACTGCCTTAACTGATGGATATTTTATGTCATTTGGAGAGGTAAGATTAGTAGATTTATTAGATACTGCTTCTACACCAAGATTGGTTCTTGCAATATTCACATCTGGTATATCGGATAAATTGGAAGATTTAACTAACTTCTCGGTTAAAACTGTTTCTAGATTTGTAATAGATGATTGATCATGGGTATGAATACTATTGGATTTTCCGCTTAATAATGTATCCGTTTCCGATTGAGTATATTTATCTAAATCTGTAATATTAGCCTCTACATGAGTATGATCAGTAGACGACTTAGTATCTAATTGATCTTTAACTAATTTCTCTGTAGGATAATGCGTATCATCTGGAGTAGTTTGAAATGTAGATACTTTATTACTCAATTTTTCAGACGTTGCCGTTAAATCATATTCTTCAATACGGTAAGAACTAACAGCCAATGGCGATCCATCCGTTGCTTGACCGCAGAATCTGTAATATCGTGAAACTACAACAGCTGCGCTTGTTATATTATACCAATATTCTGTGCCAGATGTTGCAAAATTTGTCCACGTAGCTCCATCGTCAGAATATTGAATTTTTAGTAAACCAATTCCTGATGACGGGTGTGAAATAAATGCTCTGCCAGTTTGTATATGACTAGTAAAAGTTACTTGAGTATAATGCCAACTATCTGCAATATATGTCGTTATAGTTCCTTCAGAAGTTATATCAACTAAAGTTGCTCGTCGTGCATATATTATATTTTTAATATAATTAAGCAATGCAAATGTTGATGGATATTTAATACCGCTATACCCTAAAATTTGAATTACCTTATTAGTCTTATCATCTTTTAATGCTAATTGATCACTTAATAATTTTTCAGTAGGATAGTGTGTATTATCTGGAGTAGTTTGAAATGCTGTAACTTTATTGCTAGTATTTTCTTTAGCTGATAATAATGTATCTGTAGCTGCTTGAGTATATTTATCTAGATCTGTAATATTAGCCTCTACATGAGTATGGCCAGTATTTGTCTTTAAGTCTAATTGATCTTTAACTAATTTCTCAGTTGGATAGTGTGTATCATCTGGAGTAGTTTGGAATGTAGAGACTCTATTAGTCAAATTCTCTTTAGTGGCTAATAAAGTATTAGTCTCTGCTTGAGTGTATTTATCTAAATTTGTAATATTAGCTTCTACATGAGTATGGCCAGTATTGGTTTTAGTTGCCAATTGATCACTAACTAATTTAGCAGATGGATATTGTGTATCTGTAGGAGAACTAAATGCCGTAACTTTATTACTAATATTCTCTTTAGCTGCTAATAAAGTATTAGTAGCTGCTTGTGTATATTTATCTAAATCTGTAATGTTAGCTTCTACATGAGTATGACCAGTTGATGATTTTGTATTTAATTGATCACTAACTAATTTAGCCGTAGGATATTGAGTATCTGTAGGAGAACTAAATATTGTTACTTTATTAATAAGATTTTCTTTAGTAGCTAATAAAGTATTAGTAGCTGCTTGGGTGTATTTATCTAAATCTGTAATATTAGCCTCTACATGAGTATGGCCAGTATTAGTTTTAGTATCTAATTGATCTTTAACTAATTTAGCAGATGGGTATTGTATATCTGTCGGTGAACTAAATGCCGTAACTTTATTAGAGTTGTTTTCTGGCGTATATGTGATATTTCTTTGTATCATATCCCAATTAGTTATTGTTTGCCCTGGAGAATCTATAGTCGATATAATCATATCCCCAGATTGAATACTTTCTGTTGCTACAAATCCATTTGCGGATGCAATAAATGCATCTCCTTTTAATATAGCACCAGCAGTTCCAGAACCACCAGTTGTTGGAAATCCAGCTGCTCCACTAGATGCAGCTGGAGTAAATCCGCCTCTATAATCTAATAATCCTGCAATATTTGTATCTATAGTCGCTTTAACAAATGCCGTTGTCGCTAATTGAGTTGTATTAGTACCAATAGTTGCTGTAGGAGCGGTTGGAATACCAGTTAAACTTGGAGAAGCTAATGGCGCTTTCAACGATAGATCTGATATTAAATTCGTAACATCTGATTCTGAATGTGTATGACCAGTTGCGGATTTAGTATCTAATTGATCTTTAACTAATTTTTCTGTAGGATAATGTGTATTATCTGGAGTAGTTTGAAATGTAGAGACTCTATTGCTTAGGTTTTCTTTAGCTGCTAATAAAGTATTAGTAGCTGCTTGTGTATATTTATCTAAATCTGTAATGTTAGCTTCTACATGAGTATGACCAGTTACTGATTTAGTATCTAATTGATCTTTAACTAATTTAGCCGTAGGGTATTGAGTATCTGTAGGAGAACTAAATATTGTTACTTTATTAATAGTATTCTCTTTAGCTGATAATAGTGTATCAGTAGCTGCTTGAGTGTATTTATCTAGATTTGTAATATTAGCCTCTACATGAGTATGTCCTGTAGCTGACTTAGTGGCTAATTGATCACTAACTAATTTAGCTGTAGGATATTGAGTATCGGTAGGAGAACTAAATGCCGTAACTTTATTAGTAAGATTTTCTTTAGTAGCTAATAAAGTATTAGTTGCGGCCTGAGTATATTTATCTAAATCTGTAATATTAGCTTCCACGTGAGTATGACTTGTCACTGATTTAGTATCTAATTGATCTTTAACTAATTTAGCAGATGGATATTGAGTATCTGTTGGCGAACTAAATGATGTAACTTTATTAGTAAGATTTTCTTTTGTTGCTAATAGAGTATTAGTTGCGGCCTGAGTATATTTATCTAAATCTGTAATATTAGCTTCCACGTGAGTATGGCCAGTTACAGATTTAGTATCTAATTGATCCTTAACAGCTTTTACTGTTGGATATAATGTATCATTAACTGTAGTAAATACTGTAGCTTTATTTGCTTGATCTTCTGGTGTATATGTAATATTTCTCTGTATAATATTCCAATTAGCCAATATTTGACCTGGAGAATCTATACTTGCAATAATCATATCTCCAGAATTAATAACCTCAGTTGTTATAAATCCATTTGCAGATGCAATAAATGCATCTCCTTTCATAATAGCTCCAGAAGTACCAGAACCTTCAGTTGTTGGAAATCCGGTAGCTCCACTAGTTGTTTCTGGGACAAATCCTCCTCGGTAATCTAATAATCCTGAAACACTAGCATCCACAAGGGCTTTTGTGAATGCTGTTGTCGCTATTTGAGTACTATTTGTACCGACAGCGGCTGTCGGTGCAGTTGGTGTTCCAGTTAAAGCTGGAGAATCTAGTGGAGCTTTTAATGCCAAATCGGAAGTTAAATTCGTTATATCAGTTTCAGTATGAATATGTCCGGTATTAGATTTAGTATCTAATTGATCCTTAACTAATTTTTCAGTAGGATAGTGAGTATTATCTGTGGTAGTTTGAAATTCTGTAACTTTATTAGTAAGATTCTCTTTGGTATCCAGTAAAGTATTCGTCTCGGCTTGTGTATATTTATCTAAGTCAGTAATATTAGCTTCTACATGTGTATGACCAGTTACAGATTTAGTATCTAATTGATCTTTAACTAATTTGGCAGTAGGATATTGAGTATCAGTAGGAGAACTAAATGCTGTAACCTTATTAGTAAGATTCTCTTTAGTGTCTAATTGATCCTTAACTAATCTCTCAGATGGATAATGTATATAATCTGGAATAGCTTGAAATTCAGCTACCTTATTAGAATTATTCTCTTTTGCAGCTAATGCTGTATCTAAATTGGCTATATCTGATTGTGGATGATTATGAGTAGTATCTGATTTTTCAAGTAATAATGTATCAACTTCGTCTTGAGTATATTTATCTAAATCTGTAATATCAGCTTCTACATGAGTATGTGCTGTAGGAGATTTAGTATCTAATTGATCTTTAACTAATTTTTCTGTAGGATAATGAGTATTATCTGGAATAGTTTGAAATTCTGCAACTTTATTAGTGAGAATTTCTTTAGTTTCTAAATATGCAGTTACTTCTGATTTTGTATATTTATCAAGATTAGATATTTGGGATTCTGTATGTGTATGAACTGTATTAGCCTTATTTGAAATTAAAGTATTTACCTCATCTTTATTATATACATCATCTGCAACATCAGACGTTATTGAAACACCGCCTATTGTTACTCCATCACCAACAAGCAATCGTCCAGTTTCCTCATTATAAATAATAGTCTCCTTATCTGGTATTACTTTATTGATATCAATATTCTTTCCTCGTCTAAACTTCATTTCTCATCACCCCTATTTTATATTAATTTTTATAAGATAGAAACCGTAGGTCTTTGAGGATTCGTCCAATCATATAAACCCTCACCTCTACTCCTATTTTGAGAATTTAATCCACCAAAACCTCTAATTACAATATATTTGGTATTTGAATTCTCTATATCTATATATACTCTGGCAATTTTATTTGGCGATATTCCGGATACGGATATTATCGCGAATGGTAATTCTTTTCCAGTATAATCTAAAAATGCAAAATCTCCACCTTCATATGAGCAAGAAGGAAATTTTTCACTTTCTACAGATAAGTCAATCGTATCTGTTATGGTATCTGATTCTCCGATAATTAAATCGATTATTGATGAAAGTGTGGAAATATTACTTAAATTTATCTGATATATAAAAGACGACATTGATGTTAATTTTAATCTACCATTAATACTATCTATATCATTATTTAAAATTGATCTTGCAGCATCTGCAAAATATTCATCTTCGAAGTTTATTCCATTATAATACAATTTCGACACTATTTCATCACCAGCCTCAAATTGTAAATTTAAAAAGGTGTAGGATGGACATGTTAAGCTTAAGTCGATTAATGTGTTAAATTCAATACTAGAACGTGTCTCAACATTCGATTCGCATATTGGATATGACTCACTTATTATATAACTAATCGTATCTGTAAAAGTCTCTGTTAAGATATCTAATTTTGGGACAAAAAACATATCATATGTTGAGCTGGCCTCAGATTGTGACTCCATCGATAATGATATTTGTGTATTTAAAATAATATCAGATATACTATCAGTTATAGATAGTGAACTAAGCGAATCGAGAATGGAAATCAATTCTAATATAGTTGAGCTGCTGGAATCTGACATACCAGTAGGGATGGAAATAGATGTTAATGCTAATGTGGTTGAATTAGTTGATTGGGATACACCAGTAGGGATGGAAATAGATGTTAATGCTAATGTGGTTGAATTAGTTGATTGGGATATTCCAGTAGGTCTAGAAATAGATGTTAATGCTAATGTGGTTGAATTAGTTGATTGGGATATTCCAGTAGGTCTAGAAATAGATGTTAATGCTAATGTGGTTGAGTTAGTAGATTGTGATATCCCAGTTGGTCTTGAAATAGAAGTCAATGATAATGTGGTTGAGTTGGTAGATTGTGATATTCCAGTAACAAATACTGGAGTAGGTGTTGTAAACTGCGCTATTGATCCATATGATGGCCCACTTCCCCAATCAACAGCTGCTCTGTATTCATATACTGTACCATATATTAAATTGGATATATTGAATGAAAACTCTTGCTCGCCATTTATAGACGATAATGTGGATTTATTAGTTTCTAACCATACGGAGTCTCCAACTTTACGATATTGCGAATATAACTCCGCCATTAATCATCACCACTTTTCATTATAACTCTTTAATATTATATTTAACTAAAAGTGTATTATACATATTTAAATATTCATCATGAGCATTTTGCCAATCTCCTATGGCGATAAACCCTTCACATATCTTTACACTATCATATATTTTATCATACATCATACTTGGGTCATTTTCTAGATTTATACGGCTAATAATTTTTGGCGATAGTTCATAATATTCCATTATTAACTCAGAATATCCAGGTTTGTCACTATAGTAGTCTCGCAATTTTCTCATAGCTTGTAATTCTGAACAGTCATCTGGTAGATTTTTATAAACTACGCATGCTGTTGTTAAATAACATTTGTATAGATCCCAAGTAATTTGTGACATAATGCGGCCACTGGAATTATTTATTCTAATAGTAATAGTGCCAGATACTGCAGAATTCCCTAGGTGACTAATATATAAAGCTATTGACGTATTTTTAGTAAATGAATTTATTTGATTAACCCAACCACCATCTGCTGTTTTATATGCAATAACATTAGTTGAAGCATTCACTATATACTGTAATAATAATAGAGTTCCAGTAAATTCTATATATAATGTACAATCTTCTGGTATTATTTCAGTATTTGACGTCGCCGCTATTTTCTCTCCTGTGGCTGGTACAAGATTGTTAAATTCGAATACCCACAGATTTGCTTTACCGAATAATGTTGCAGAAATTGCAGTTATTGTAGTTGCACTACCAGTTACGGCATATGTTCCTCGCATTATACACCATCCTCACAGTTATATATGCTAATAAATTATTAAAATAGAATAATCACCTAAAATTATTAAAATTATAATTTTAGGTGATTATATTTAGAATATTAAAATAATATATATATTATCAAGGCTTAGCATATACAGATAATATGACCTCAATAGCTCCAGATGCTATAGCAACACCATCACTACCAACGACTTTATTTACAGCAACTGTCGATATGAACTCTACGGTTCCACCAGTTGCCGCAGACCAAATACTAAAATGTGTAACTGTTTGACTTGCTGCTATTTCAGCACCAGTCCAAGTTGCCTGTTTGACTTGCTGCTATTTCAGCACCAGTCCAAGTTGCACCACTAGACGACAATACTCGTCGGCTAGTAGCAGATGGATGATTTTCAGGCGCATTGAATGCTATTGATTTTCTTGTAGTGCTTGCTAAACTAGCTACACCAGTAGCTCCAGGATTTGCCGTGTGTAATTGAATATGTGGAGTTGCAGTATTTCTTAAAGCTGCATTAAGGGTTGTATCGGCTCTTTGATAAGACATTGACATTGTTATTTCCCCCTCTAAATAAGTTGTATTGTATGAGATATAGTTTGTTTAACTATAGACCCATCCCAGATATATGAACTTTCGCTTCGATTTACAGATAATTGATTATTTATACCACATAAATATATAAAATCCGAATTTGTTGCAATATCTACATATAATTCTGCAATTCTATTTGGGGCTATTCCAGAAATTGAATTAACTAAGAATTTTATTAAATTTCCATTTTGATCAAAAAATGCTAATTCTCCACTGTTATATATATCAGATGGAAATACTTCGCTTTTATTATCCACGTGAAAGTCATATATATTAGAGTCACTACTAGAACTTTCACCTATAAAGAAATCTCCAATAATTCTAGCAGTAGTTGCTGATGTGAATAATATTTTATAGATATAATTTGAATCGAATAGGGTCCTAATTTTTTGATCGATAATCACAATATTTGGATCTCCAAGTTCTATTATCTTTGAAACAAAGTCTTCATCTGAATAAAAATCAATACCCATAATATATTTACGAACCATTCATATTCACCTACTCATATAATAATCTCTACAGTAGAAAACATATTTTGTCTTAATTTTTTATATGTGGTTTTATACCATGGATAGTTTGTAGGTAATAATGATTCTAGATTATATTTTTTAGCAGCTCTAGCATCTTCCCACCTATGTTCAGTCGTAGTGAACTCCTGCGAAAATCTAATCTCAGCAATATCTCCTATAAAATGGCCATCTCCTGGATCTCTACATCCTATTCTAACTGCTGTAGAATCAGTATTGCTAATCCCAGTAGTTGTATTTCTAGTAGCAGTTCTTAATGTCTCAATACCATTAAGTCTAATAATATATTTAGTATCTGCGATTGAATCTGCTATTTTTGCATGAATTATAACCCATTCATTTAATATGACATCTCCATATGTTAGAGAATTCGTAGATTCTGAATCTAGAAATTTACCCCATATTTTCCATTTTCCTAATTCAATACCTAAGGCAAATCGTATTCCATCAGAATTATCTTTAAAAAGTATAATATATTGTGGAGATGTAATAATATTAGTACATCTTACAACTGCAAAAATATTTGAATATTTATTTTGTCTTGTTACTGATGCAGCATTAGATATATCTAGATAATTATCTCCAGAAAATCTTAATATAGGATATCCATTTAATACATTTGACACAACAGATGGTTTATTCATATCTGTATTTTGAATAGCATCTCTAACTAATGATGGAGAATATCCACTATCTACCCATGTAGATAATAATCCTTCAGAAGTTAAATCTTCTGGTAAATACCTTAATACTGGGCGAAATGCTTCATATGAATAATCAGTGAAATCATATGATTTATCCCAAATAAATTTAGTAGATGAATATCCTCTGTTTGGTGCATTTGAGCCTCCAACACATCTAAGAATAATAGTATCAATATTGCTACATAGTATGAGCAATCTTAAACCATATGCCGGATAAGCATTTTCGACGTGTGTAATTATAAATTCTAATTCATTATTATATTTATCTGTAAATATAAGATCGCCGCTATCATATGCATTCTCTGGAACCTTTTGTGATTTGCCATTAATATGAAAATCCATAACTGACGCATCATAATATTCAGAGAATACTATTAAGGACACTAATTCATCAACACCCGTTATTTCTGTTAAGGTTATTATATATTCGGCACTTGGTTTTAATACTGATCTAATTTTATTACTGTAGACTATTAGACTTTTATCTACTATATTTTTACATGCATCTTCATATATAGGAGATTCACTATCTAAATTTCCAATAAACTTTCTTACCATATATCATCACACAACTTCCCAAGTACCGGACATGGAGTGGATATAATAACCATCTAATCCTCCAAACAATACTAATTTGCTTCCTTTAATGCTACTTTTAATTTCTGTGGTTGTAGTATTGTCTGATAAATTTATAGTCTGACCACGTACTGTAATAAATTTACCATTTACTTCTACAAGAAATCCATATTCAACTCCTGTATTTACTGCCGGAAGTGTAAAAATAAGATCGATAGTTTGGCCATTATTAGAAAATACAGTTGAATTATCATCTGATATGATTGTATAATTAGCAGATTTTGATACAACATTTGTCAATACTTGACTAGTAACAATATCGCTTGGATTTATGACTGCAACACTATTTGTCGAAGAGTCATAAATTGGAATCCTATCTCCATCTCCAAGGACTACTAATGGTAACTGATCTATTCGTTTTGCCATAGTATAATCACCCACCTATGTTTATTTATATATATAAACTTCTAAAATTGATAAATTCTCCAGTTTCTGTTGCTAATATATATAAATCAGTATCGTGTAAAGTTTCAACACTAGACGCATCCATTTCTTCAAATCTTGATATGAGTGCTATTGTAGTATTTATTTTTAAATCTAATTTATCTTTAACTAATTTCTCTGTAGGATAATGCGTATTATCTGGAGTAACTTGAAAATCGCTTACTTTATTAACTAATACTTCTTTTAAATCTAAGGTATCTTTAACAAGTTTCTCTGTAGGATAATGCGTATTATCTGGAGTAACTTGAAATGAAGTTGTTTTATTAACTAATACTTCTTTTAAATCTAAGGTATCTTTAACAAGTTTCTCTGTAGGATAGTGCGTATTATCTGGAGTAACCTGAAATGCGGTTACTTTATTAGCCAATACTTCTTTTAAATCTAATTTATCTTTAACTAATTTCTCTGTAGGATAATGAGTATTATCTGGAGTAACTTGAAAATTACTTACTTTATTGATAACATCTTCTGGGACATATGTTATATTTCTCTCTACTATATCCCAATTATTTAAAATCTGTCCAGGATCATTAATGTTAGCAATAATAATATCACCAGCAAAAACAGCTTCTGTTGTAAGATAGCCATCAGAAGCTACTATGAAAACATTACCTTTCATTATTTCGCCAGAAGCTCCGGAACCTCCAGTCGTTGGAAATCCATCTGAACCGCTTTCGACTGCTGGGTCAAAGCTGGTTCTATAATCTAATACTCCAAATAATTCATCAGATATAAGATCTTTTGTGAATTTTGTAGTGGCTATCTGATCAGTTTTGTAGTGGCTATCTGATCAGTATATGTTGATATACTAGGAGTAGGTGCCGTTGGAGTTCCAGTTAATTCTGGAGATTCTAATGGCGCTTTTAAGTCTAAGTCGCTTTGTAAATTAACCACGTCTGATATTGGATGAGTATGAATTCCTAATGTTGGAAATATATTAAGATATTTATTTCCTTCGTTATTAGTTACAGATAAAAGAAATGTCTCATTCGGCCTTACTGTTAAATCTGTACCGGTAAAAATAACTGATGAACCATCTCGAATAAATACTCCTTCGAAGTTGGATGTTGCTACTAATCTATTCTCACCAGCATCAGTATTCACGATTCTGCAAACAAATGTGTCCGTAGTTATCGAGTCTCCATCTAATGTAATATCTCCTAATCCTTCAAAATGAATTTCTGCACTATTATGATCATCAGTTAATGGTAGATCATCATCTGCAATATGGGTAGTTCCTATTTTTCCAACGCATAAATCAATACTGGCAGTGTCTGGTAAATATATTAATTCAAGTTTTTTACTTGCATTTAATGGAGCAATTCCATTTGGCTGTGCTCTAACATCAGTAATAACTTGTAATGCGACATTTTGACCTCCAGCTGTCGTACCATCTCCAATATATAATCGAGCTTTACTATTGGCATCGTAACTTATGATTGGTTCTCCGACTATTGGAGTAATCGTAGTTCTAGTCGACTCTAACCCATTTTTTAGTTTTATTGTAGTGGTCATAATAAATCATTCCTTTTACTAAAAAATCAGTTCTTAACTCTCAGTCCATGTTCCTAATTTAGAAGTAACAAAATATGTATTATTTCTTACTTCTATACATAAATAGCTTCCGATACTATTAGAATTAATATTAGAAATAGTAGATCCGCCAGATCTTATAGTTCCAAGAACTCGAAGTTCAAATGCGGTAGTTACAGCAAATGTGAATCTTAATCCTGTTACAGCCGTTGGGAGTGTTAAAATTATAACTCCGGTCGATGCCTGATTAGTAAAGTCCACATGAGAATCGGTTGTAACTATTGTATAATCACTAGTCTTTGCAACTTCTTTCGTTGCTGAAGAGACTAAAATACCACCAGATGTCGAACCATCTCCTACATACAATCTTTTAGTATCCGTAATCCATATTGGTTCGCTGGATGCAGGAATCATGAGTTCTCTTTCAGAATTGGTTCCTCTTCTTAATAAAATACGATCCATTTAAATATTCTCCCCTCTATGGTACTAATTTACCAAGATCCCCCAGATATAACACCAGTTGCAATATTTGACACAACATCTCTAAGTGTATTCCATTTTGATATATTAGAAGCGAAAGTTCCTGTTTGAATCCCGTCTACTTGGCATATATATAATTTTCCTAGTTTACTAATAATATCTCCAGTAAAATAAGATTTATCTTTTTCCCAATATGAATATGCTACAGCATTTTCGTATATATCTTCTTTTCCAGATAAAATTGCATATGGTATATTATTATTACCACGTAGTTTTACAGTATTTGAAAATGTAATTTCTAGATTATAAAGATCTCCTTTTACTATATATGAAGCTCCTACAACTTCACGTAAATCATATTCTTGTAATCCAGTCGTGACTTGCCAAACATTTTTATCTACACTATATGCAAATGCGTGGTCATATACTCCATTTTTCCAAAAATGTACGTCACTAGCAACATCATGGATCATCAATCTCATTTGAGTTCCAGCTGGTGCCGTTACAACATTAAGTTTCAATATTTCAAATTTCATATTTTTAGTTGGACTAAAATTTGTAATAGTAAATATAGTTCCAGTTATATCTTCTACATCAGTTCCGGAAGTTTGAGAAAATACATCTCCATTATATGAAACTCCAACTCCCAAATCTTTATCGGTTTGAAGCCATAATTGATTCCCTAAACTATTATTATTTCCAAATAGGAATCCTCCATTCGCATCCCACTCGGCTATAGATCTAAAAGATCCTTCACTATCTTTAATTTTTAAAGATGCTAGTATATCATTAAATACATTTTGACGAGTCCATTCTTCACTCGTTATTGCTTCTCTATCAAATATTTTTCCAGTTGATGTGAATTTTGGAATAAATGTGTTATCAACCTCTACATTTGGTTGGTTATAATAACCACCTTTAATTTTTACTGGATTAGTAAATTTGAAATATAATTGTATTATACGACCTTCCTTTATAGGCCTAGGAGCTGAAAATACACAGGTGTTTAACCCAGTATGGACAATTAGTGATGGTTTTAAACTTGGATTCGATGAAATATTTTCATATTTAGAAAATTCTATATTTTCAATTATTGGGACATAAATATTCGATTCCATATCATATATCTTAAATGCTACATAACATAATGTATCAGCTGGTGGTTCTTCAAATAGTTCAAATGATATTGAGTTGTGAATATAATTAAATTGAGTTTTTCTTAATGATGTAAATTCATTTGATTCGACTATGATTGAATCTAAATTAAAAAAATTAAAAGATATTTCAGTATCGTGAAAAGGAGAAATTTTAATTAACTCCCCATCACTTACTAAAGATAAATCTCCACCAATATTGCTAACAATAAGACCTTTTAATGATGAACTAGGCCTTAACCAATCATTAACCTTAGTTAATGATTTTTCCGATTTATAAAATATCCCACCAGTAGCATCCCATACAATAAATTTATCGGTCGATAATGATCCGATATTACTTATCAGAACCCATTGATCTACCTCTCCGATTCTCTGATATTGATAATATGATAATAACCCAGCTATATCAGTTAGTCTCCAATCATACATGGATGGTGTATCGCCAATATATGATTTAAGTAATATACCACTGTCAAATTCTTCTTTGGATACGGGGATAAATCCTGAGCCGCCTGCCTTTCTCCAAGCCATATAATTCACTCCCTTTCTTATATAGATTTACATTTTGTCTTTACTAGATAGCTATAAAAAAGTATGCATATGCTATTTTATATAAAATTTAAATTTTATATAAATATTTAATTATTTTTCTTTTAAATTATATATAATATATAGAATATACAAATATCCAATTTGAAAGGAAATGATAAATAATGATCCCTATTAATTTTTCCGAGTCGGAAGATCAGATATCTGATATAGATAGATTGATATCTGTACCTCCAAGCACTGAGTTTCCATTTATGGATAGAGAGTTATCGTGGTTAAATTTTAATAATAGAGTATTGGATCTCGTAGACTCAGGAAATATTCCAATACTAGAGCGAGTTAAATTCTTATCTATCGCAAATCCCTATTAATTTTTCCGAGTCGGAAGATCAGATATCTGATATAGATAGATTGATATCTGTACCTCCAAGCACCGAGTTTCCATTTATGGATAGAGAGTTATCGTGGTTAAATTTTAATAATAGAGTATTGGATCTCGTAGACTCTGGAAATATTCCAATACTGGAACGAGTTAAATTCTTATCTATCGCAAACTCAAATTTGGATGAATTCTTTAGTATTAGAGTATCATCTAGATTAAATGAGAATAAAGATTCCAATCAGAATGTATCTAAAATATTAAAAGAATGCCGAGATATGCTATTAAGAATAGATTCTAGTTATAGCGAACTTCGACTTAATCTTAGAAATTATGACATTGATATATCTGACTCAGATATTCAACACATACAAAAGAATAGTTATTCTGATGATGACGTAGATGAAAATTCATCTAGAACTATTCTTAATAATTTAGGATGTACTAAAGAAATGTTTAACTATTTTAAGAATAATATACAACCATCATTAACACCATTAATATTAGATAAAACAAGACCTATCCCACATCTTAAACCATTTTCAATATATATAACTCTAATCGTTAAAAATGGTTCAGAAAGAATAGGCCTAATTGAAGTAACACCTCAATTAGAGAGACTTATCAAATTTGGAAATAAAGAGTCTAGTAAGTGGTATTTTATTGAAGATATCATAATTTCCAATCTTGATCAATTATATCCTGGAATGACATATTCGGATATAACAGCATTTCGAATATTGAGAGAAGGTAATCCAGAGGAACTTGATGATAATAAATATGTAGAATCGATGGTAAAACATGTTCGGAGTAGGATGTTGTTCAACGAACCGGTCAGAGTTGATATCTGGGGATTTCCTAGAAAGAAAATTATCAATATGATTAAGGAGTCTTTAGATATTACAAAGAAATTTATATTTAATACATCTATGAGATTAAAATTATCAGACATTATGATACTATACAATAAGATAAATAAAGTTGACTTAAAATATCCAGAATTTAAACCAACTAAGTTGCATATTCCAGATAAAACACTTATGTCCACAATAGCTAAACGAGATATCTTAGTGCATCATCCATATGAAAGTTTCAATGACTCAGTATTGAGATTAATCCAAGAAGCCTGTGTAGATCCACACGTTATATCGATTAAGCAAATATTGTATAGATCAGGAACTGATTCCAATATCTTGAAATATCTTCTTAAGGCTGCTGAGGCCGGTAAGAATGTTGTTGTTGTAATCGAGTTAAAAGCCAGATTTGATGAAGAAGTTAATATTGAATGGGCTGAGAAATTAAAACGAGCTGGTGCTATTGTAGTCTATGGTTATGAGCATATTAAAACACATGCCAAATTGATTCATATCTTTAAATTGAAAGATGGAAAATCTGAGCAATTTGTCCATATCGGAACTGGAAACTATTCCGAGAAAAATTCCAGAACATATACAGATTTTGGATATTTTACATCTAATAAAAAAATTTGTTCTGATATAAATAATATATTCAATATGCTAACTGGTGGGTTCATATCTAATTCTATTAATCTAGATAAGGTTAAGATATCTCCTATATATAATAGGAAGCATATATATGATCTTATAGATGAAGAAATTAGTAAAAGAAATAGATGAAGAAATTAGTAAAAGAAACAATGGATATATATGCATAAAAGTAAATAATATTTCAGATATCGAATTAACAAAGAAATTATATGACGCATCAAATGCCGGAGTCAAAATTGATATAATCTGTAGAGGATCATGTTCCGTAATACCAAAAGTTATTGGATATAGTGAAAATATAAATGTTACATCTATCATAGGAAGATTTCTTGAACATAGTAGGGTGTTAATATTTGGCACACAAGATCAGATGAGAGCATTTATCACATCTTCTGATTTAATGACCAGAAATCTTGATAGGAGATTGGAAGTATTATTTGAAATAGAATCAAGTAAATTAAAATCGGATTTGTATAAGAGTATTCTAATGATGTTAGGAGATACTTATAATAACTATACTATGCAATATGATTGTATCTATAATAAAGATTTAGGAGATTATAATTCTCAACAATCACTAATTGACTACTATAATGAGTTAGCAACTAAAATATAAAAAGAAATGGGATTAATTTCCCATTTCTTTTTTACCCGCTATACATAGAGAATTTAATTATATATTATATATATAGACATTAAACATATTATTTAGGAGGGTGTATAAAAAATGGATTATGAGATATACTGTGCTACACATACTGCAAAAATGGTTAATAAAGAAGATGGTATTGCAATATATACTGGAATCATAACGATGAACACTGGTCATGTATTTAAATATGTATTATCCACAGAAATTCCTGGCCCTAATAAGGGAACATATGGTATTAGCCTTTATATAAAATGTGGAGGTAGATTCAAGAAAGAAGATCTTGCTAGAAAATATGAAGATATGGTAAAAGATGCAATATTACGCGAATATTATTATTTTATAAACAGATAGATAGTTTATCATTTCTAGGAGGTGGATAAATGGAGGATTTCGATTTTTCAACATATGGAACATGTCTAGTAATCGATTTAGATAATGAAGATGAAGACTAAAATAAGAAAGAATAGGCATTGCCTATTCTTTTTTATAGTGAAAGTATCCTAAAACATAATCGAGAAAGCTCTTTAATCCGCGTAAAGTTGAGATTTTTTTAAGTGCTTCAATAGAGACTAGGCCTGATAATATACATAGTGCGATTACCATTCTTTCAGAAACATATTTTAAAATTACATCGATTAATGAAAATATTATTAAGGATATTACCGTAGCTGATATATAGATATTATGTAACTTATAATCCTTATTATTTCTATTAATAAACATTTTTTTTGCAAAAGATCCTAGGAGAACCATGGAAAAAATAAGGGTAATAAGTCCAATATCGTTATTTACCATATTCTCTATTTTAAAATTTTCACTACCCATATTCTCTATTTGTTAGCCCTCCCTCCTTTTTATCTGTATTATAGTATTAAGTTACCATAGACTATTATCATTTAGGTATATTAAATAGATGATTGCGAACTTTTATAGAAAATTGTATTAAAAATATAATCGAAGTAAGGCCCAATATTAACATTATTTGTTGAACCCTATTTAAGAGTATAAAATTTTGGTATTTTGCATATGTATTATCCGGGTGTATATTCTTATATATTTTATACAGAATTGAATTATTCTCTATAATTTCTGAGATATTAAAGGATTGGACCAATATTATTTGATATATATCTTGTCGCACTCCTCGCTCATCAACTAGTTTATCTCCTAATATATCTCTATCACAATGGATATATCTTGGAACCATAAACTCATATGACTTTAAAGAAGATAAGTCTCCATTGCTCTGATTAAATACCTCTTCCAATTCAGACATTCGCATTTGTGTTATTATCTTAGAATTCATATTTTCAGGCTCAAAAAATTGTCTAAATATAAATTGTCTTTGATAGTTTTGTTCAAGAATCGTATTGAATGCGTCAGTCGCTAACTGTTCATTATAGTGATCAGCTATTTCTTCTTCTATCGATCTCGGTCTTTTATTTGAACTTGTCGATATAGATGGATCTACAATTATGCCATTTTTTTTTGTTAATATAAATATATCATTACTATCAGTTTTTATATCATTAAAATATTTTCCTTCTATATTAGAATATAAGATATGTGTTAACTTATTGTCTTTTGATCCTAATTGTTTTAAATCCGAACTTAGATCCTTTGCATCATCTTTATATGTATTATTAATATCTAATAATATTGATGGGATTATTTCAGTATCTAACTCATTTTGTGATGTGGTTATCGATTCATTTATAACCACTTCTAACATATCCCATATTATAGATGTGTCATATTGTATTTTTTTATCTAACTTATCTTTGGAATCTAACATCATGGAGTATATTATAACCTGATATGTGAATAATAATATAACTGATATTAATACTGAGATGAAGAAGATTTTAATCTTATTTCTAGAAATCATTTACTACAATAACCTCCCCTTTAATTATTATATTATAAAAATGTTTACATATTAAATATTATATAAGACGTTAATATAAAAAAGTTAAGCAATAAAATATATTGCTTAACTCTTCTTACTATAAATCTTACAATGTCTGAGCGTATTTAGCAGCTAAGATAGCTGTTTCAGGAGCATCATAGCCACAACAATTAGTCACATTTGGATGATCTTCTACTTTTGGACCACCGATTTTAATTAGATGCTTTGCCGATTTTGCTTCAGGGTGAATTACAGGATTTGCATTGCAGCAAAATGTTGCACAATTTCCTAACTTATCGGCTACAAGAAGTGCAACGGAAACATCTTTAGCTGTATGATACGCAATAGCATGAGTTAACACATCAATCACCTCATCAGTTTCTTTTTTATACTCTATTCCGATATTCTTTAAGATGCCAGTTGCCGCTAAAATAACGGCATTATTCATATTATCTAAAATTAACTTTTCTTCAGAATCAATAAAGCCATATTCTATTAAACAAGCATCTGTTGATGTTTTATCGAATTTGCGTAATACATATAGATTCCCGGATTTAACTCCACGATTAGAAAATGGTAATGTTGATAATTTACTATGGATATCATTTGCTAATTTTTGATCAGTTCCTCCAAACTTATAGCAGAAAGTCTCAAGTCCTTTTGCATTTTTATTAAAACTATTCAGTTCCTCCAAACTTATAGCAGAAAGTCTCAAGTCCTTTTGCATTTTTATTAAAACTATTATTATGGCAGCTTATGAATATATCTGGATTATATGATTTAGCTATTATAATACGATTTTCTAAATCTATAACATCACTAAAACTTCCTGAGCAAAAATCTTTATCTGTAGTTCTTGTATATTTCACAAGTACGCCATGTCTTTGAAGTTCTCCTCCAAGCTTTAGGCAGAATATCAAATTATTAGCTTTCTCTTGTGTAGTAATACCTAATGCTCCAGGATCTCTTCCGCCATGTCCTGGATCGAGACAAACTATCTTTGTCATAATTAATTATCATCCTTTCTATTAAAAATATTAATAATAAACAATATAATTTTGTATTCCTTTTTTGGTTAATGTTTCAGAATATGCCTTACAGGTTTTTTCACTTATATATGTCCTAATTTGAACACATATAACTAATCCTGCAGATTCATCATCTATATATTCTAGACATGTGGATATCTTTTTCTTTTTTAACTGAATCTGATGAGCTTGAGCATCTTCTTTATTTGTAAACTTACTACTATGAATTCTCCATAGTTTCTTTACTTGTGTAGAACTATCGATAACACTCCAAGAGGCATATATGAGAATATTACTCTCTAGCTTTAATAAATCATATGGTATATAGGCAAAACCGGAATTTCCCCATCCAGTACTCCATGAATTTTGAATTTCTAAAAATCCTTTATAGTGAGTTCCATCTTCATATGTGTATTCGATATCATTATCATAACCGATAATACACATACAGTGTCCGCCACAAAACTGTCCTGCTGGTTTCTTAATATATTTATTTTGTTCCGGGTCCCAGAATGAGTCATTTACTTCCGGGTCCCAGAATGAGTCATTTACATTAAAACTTCCAAGAATTGGACTACGCATAAGAGCTTTCTTTATTGCCGTAATATTCATTGGAACACTTGCATATGATTTACATTTATTTTTTGTAGCCCGTTGTATTTGATCTGGTGTAATTACTGGTAATTTACCTTTGTTAGTTTTTAGATAGGTTGTTGGAAGTTCCACATAAGGCAAAATGCCATCAGAGCATAGAACTTTAGCGGCTGATCTTGAATAAGTTCCCCAATTTTTATTTGTTTTATCCCCATCTAAACTCTTACATAGTGTATAAAGATAAATAGGACTAAATCCATGGGCTGGACAGTTTCCCTTAATAGTTTTTTGGATATTTTCCATTGCAGTACCGGCTGCACCGACACAAATACCAAAAGGACCCTGATCTAGAACCATTGGGACTTTATCTTTCCATGATATCTTAGCTGGTAATTTTGTATCATGTGGGACTATAGCCAATAAACTAAAGTCTCTTTCATCTTGCACATCTTCAATACGTCCAATATCTCCAAGCATATACTTTTTAAAAGAATTAGTTTGTTTTTCATTAACTGAAATTGAACTAAGATCTTTTTCCATAACAAACACCCTTTCATTATTGTATTTCTACGTTATTGTGTAGTACTAAATATATAACATGTATTTTCTTCTGTAATTAAATAATAACTTATATTATAATTATGTTTAGTAGGTAAATAATAAGAGAGATATCTAATTTAATAGATATCTCTCTTACTTATATTATTCAAATATATTATCTATGATATGACTGCATTATATTCATCTTGTGTGATGGTTCCTAATTCTAATAAGGTATTCATATACTCAATACCTTTAACTGCATAGATTCTTTTTAGAAACCTAATAACGTAATCACGCATTTGTCATTACCTCCGATAAAATTAATTCTATATCAGATAACCGTTGTTTTAATTCAGAATTTTCTAATAGTAGATCAGCAATTAATATTTCAGTATCTTTTTCAATAGTCAATTGTTCAATTATCTGAGTATTGTAAACTTTTCCCATAATCTAAATACCTCCTTAACTTACAGTATATGCAATATCATTTAAAACATTATCAACACCTTCAATAGTTAGAGTTGCTACCGTATAGCTACCAGATACTGAAAATATAAATTTATCAGTATCTATAGATTTTAATATTAATTGAGTTTCATCTTGTTTAGCTTTAAAATCAGCTATTGGAACTTTTTGAGATGCTATTAATGTCACAGGATTAGTTAAGGTTATGACATATCCAACAGAGGCTTCGAATTTTCCTCTGAATTGAACTGTCGATGTTTGAACATCTTGCCATATGATAATCGGTTCTGTAAAATTCTTATAGTTTTTACAAGAAGATGCATAAACTTGATGATCTGTTGTTCCAGTTGTATAATTAACCCAACTACTCCATGTAGTTCCATTAAATTTACTATATTTAATTTGATAGTATGATGTATTGGAAGAATCGTTCCCGTGCCAGACTACATGTAAATTATCTAATAAATCTATAGCTAATGATGGAAACAGTTGGCCATATCCACTTATAGTTTGTATATTTATCCAACTACTCCAGGTAGTTCCATTAAATTTACTATATTTAATTTGATAATATGTCGGATTAGAACTATCTCTTCCTTGCCACACTACATGTAAGTTATTTAACGAATCTATAGTTATTAATGGAGCATACTGATGATATCCACTTATAGTTTGTATATTTACAACAGTACTCCATGATGTTCCATTAAATTTACTATATTTAATTTGATAATATGTAGTATTAGAACTATCATAACCAGACCATATTACATGTATATTATTTAATGAATCTATAGTTATTGATGGCACATATTGATTATAACTACTTATAGGTTGTATATTTATCCAACTACTCCATGTAGTTCCATTAAATTTACTATATTTAATTTGGCTATTTGCAGTATAGGAACTATCTGCTCCCTGCCAGACTACATATAAATTATTTAATGAATCTATAGCTATTGATTGGAATTCTTGATTATAACTACTTATAGTTTGTATATTTATCCAACTACTCCATGTAGTTCCATTATATTTACTATATTTAATTTGATAATATGTCGGATTAGAACTATCGCGACCATACCATACAACATGTAAATTATTTAATGAGTCTATAACTATTGATGGATTATATTGAGCATATCCACTTATTAGAGGAAATCCTAAATCAGTCCATGTTGTTCCATTATCTGATGATTTTTTACAATAGACTTGATTAGTATAAAGATATATTGTATATATAGTTCCATTAGTATCTATTACTATTTTATCTCCACTAGTTATAGATGTATCTCCTGAAACATCTACAACTGAGGAATACATATTTGTATTTTTTACTGCTGTGAATTTTCCTCGAAATTTAACTGTTGTAGTTTGCGTATCTTGCCATATGATAATTGGTTCTGTGAAATTCTTATAGTTTTTACAAGCAGATACATATAATTGATCAAGCGTGGCGCTAGTATAGTTTACCAAACTACTCCATGTGGTTCCATTAAATTTACTATATTTAATTTGATAATAGGAACTGGAACTAGATACTCCATACCATACTACATGTAAATTATCTAATGAATCTATAGTTATGGATGGACTATTTTGATGATAACTACTTACAGTTTGTATATTTATCCAACTACTCCATGTAGATCCATTAAATTTACTATATTTAATTTGATAATTTGCGGCATTAGAACTATCAAAACCTCGCCATACTACATGTAAATTATTTAATGAATCTATAGCTATTGATGGATAATATTGACTATAACTACTTATAGTTTGCATATTTATCCAACTACTCCAGGTAGTTCCATTAAATTTACTATATTTAATTTGATTATATGATGAATTAGTACTATCTGTTCCATACCATACTACATATAAATTATTTAATGAATCTATAGTTATAGATGGGGAAAGTTGATGATATCCACTTATAGCTTGTATATTTATCCAACTACTCCATGTAGTTCCATTAAATTTACTATATTTAATTTGATAGTATGATATGTTGGAACTGTCGTAACCATTCCATACCACATGTAAATTATTTAATGAATCTATAGCTATTGATGACGTAACTTGATTATAACTACTTATAGGTTGTATATTTATCCAACTACTCCATGTAGTTCCATTAAATTTACTATATTTAATTTGAGTATTTGCAGTATAGGAACTATCTGTCCCCTGCCATACTACATGTAAATTATTTAATGAATCTATAGCTATTGATGGAACTGCTTGATTATAACCACTTACAATAGGCAATCCTAAATCAGTCCATGTTGTTCCATCATCGGATGATTTTCTACAATAAACTTGATTACTATAAGAATATACTGTATATATATTGCCATTAGTATCTATTACTATTTTATCACCATTATTAAGAGAGGTATCGCCTTGTGACGCTACTATTGTAATTGGTGTTGTTTTATCTATTAATGCCTCGTATGGCTGTAAACTTTTTATCGTTTTATCTATTATAGTGATATTATTTTCTCTATCAACTATTCTATTTAATGTATTATTTATAAATAAATCATCACCAATATTTAATATCTTATCTGCAACTTCAGATATAACAATAGCTGAATTATTTACTTCATTTTTACTAGTTGCATATTTAGGAGTTGTATATAGATTAAGATTAATATTGGTAAATGAATCAAATGTTTGAGGTGCCATTTTAAGAACTTTAGATCCAGTAAACGTAACTTTCTTATTTACAGTATCTACAACTGCCGTAGTATTAAGAATATCTATATTATCTGTAGTATCAAATAGATCGTAGAAACCGATACCTGTTTTATTAATAAAGTTTAGAATACTAGCTTCTTCTAGTTGAAGTTTTAAGTTTAGTAATTCTAATTTTATTTTAGAATTATCAGATATGGCACTTTCCTTAAATGTATTAAACTTTTTTGTAAGATTTTGAGATAAATTTATACCAAACATTATTAATTGTAACCTCCTTCTAACTAAATACAATATATTTAATATAGATCATTATTAACTTACACTATATGCAATATCATTTAAAATATTATCAACACATTCAATCGTGATGTCGACTACGGTATCGATATTAGCTAATGAGAATATAAATTTATCAGTATCTATAGATTTTAATATTAATTGAGTTTCATCTTGTTTAGCTTTAAAATCAGCTATTGGAACTTTTTGAGATGATATTAATGTAACAGGATTTGTTAGTGTTATGACATATCCAATAGCAGCTTCGAATTTCCCCCTAAATTGGACTGTCGATGTTTGAACATCTTGCCATATAATAACTGGTTCTGTAAAATTCTTATAATTTCTACAAACTGAAGGATAATATTGATAATTGGTTGTTCCTGTTGTATAATTAACCCAACTACTCCATGTAGTTCCATTAAATTTGCTATATTTAATTTGATAATATGATATATTAGAACTATCCGTTCCATGCCATACTACATGTAAATTATCTAATGAATCTATAGCTATTGATGGATAATATTGATCATAGCCGCTTATAGTTTGTATATTTATCCAACTACTCCATGTAGTTCCATTAAATTTACTATATTTAATTTGAGGATTTACATAAGAAGCATCATTTCCATACCATATTACATGTATATTATTTAATGAATCTATATCTAGTGATGGGCTTGATTGAGAATATCCAGTTATAGTTTGTATATTTATCCAACTACTCCATGTGGTTCCATTAAATTTACTATATTTAATTTGTAGATAAGTTGCATTAGAACTATCATGCCCATGCCATACTACATGTAAATTATCTAATGAATCTATAGCTATTGATGGGCTATATTGATTATAGCTACTTATAGATTGTATATTTATCCAACTACTCCATGTAGTTCCATTAAATTTACTATACTTAATTTGCGTATATGATGGATTAGAACTATCTACTCCATACCATACTACATGTATATTATTTAATGAATCTATAGCTATTGATGGATAATATTGACCATAACTACTTATAAGTTGTATATTTATCCAACTACTCCATGTAGTTCCATTAAATTTACTATATTTAATTTGATAATATAATGGATTAGAAACATCAGTTCCATACCATATTACATGTAGATTATTTAGTGAATCGATAGCTATTGATGGTCTATATTGATTATATCCACTTATAATAGGAAATCCTAAATCGGCCCACGTTGTTCCATCATCGGATGATTTTTTACAATAAACTTGAGTATCATAAAAATATACTGCATATATATTACCATTAGTATCCATTACAATTTTATCTCCATTATTTAAAGATGGATTTCCTGAAACATTTGCAACTGAGGAATATATATTTGTAGTTTTTGTTACTGTGTATTTTCCTCTAAATTTAATAGATAATGTCTGTTGAGCCTGCCATATAATAATAGGCTCAGTAAAATTCTTATAATTTTTACAAGTGGATGGATTATATTGATGATTTGCGGTTCCTGTTGTATAATTAATCCAACTACTCCATGTAGTTCCATTAAATTTGCTATATTTAATTTGATTATATGATGTATTAGAAATGTCATAACCATGCCATACTACATGTAAATTATCTAATGAATCTATAGTTATTGATGGCACATATTGATGATAACTACTTATAAGTTGTATATTTATCCAACTACTCCATGTAGTTCCATTAAATTTACTATATTTGATTTGCTGATATGTATTAGAACTATCTATTCCATACCATACTACATGTATATTATTTAATGAATCTATAGCTATTGATGGACTATATTGATTGTATCCACTTATAGGTTGTATATTTATCCAACTACTCCATGTAGTTCCATTAAATTTACTATATTTAATTTGATAAGCTGTGGTATTAGAACTATCAGATCCGTGCCATACAACATGTAAATTATTTAATGAATCTATAGCTATGGATGACCCAGATTGATTATAACTAGTTATAGTTTGTATAGTTATCCAACTACTCCACGTGGTTCCATTAAATTTACTATACTTAATTTGGTTGGTTGCGTTGGAACTATCTAGTCCCTGCCATACTACATGTAAATTATTTAATGAATCTATAGCTATAGACGGATTTTGCTGATGGTATCCGCTTATAGTTTGTATATTAACCCAACTACTCCATGTAGTTCCATTAAATTTACTATACTTAATTTGGTAGGCTGTATTAGAAATATCTATCCCCTGCCATACTACATGTAAATTATTTAACGAATCGATAACTATTGATGGATAATATTGCCCATATCCACTTATAATCGGCAATCCTAAATCAGCCCATGTTGTTCCATCATCGGATGATTTTCTACAATAAACTTGATTATTATAAGTATATACTGTATATATATTACCATTAGTATCTATTACTATTTTATCACCACTATTAAAAGATGTATCGCCAGACACCGAGGCGGCATCAACTGGAGTTGTTTTATCTATTATAGCGTTATATGACTGTAAACTTTTTATCGTTTTATCTATTGTACTCATACTATTTTCTCTATTAACTATTCTATTTAATGTATTATTTATAAATAAATCATCACCAATATTTAATATCTTATCTGCGACTTCAGCTATAACAGTAACTGAATTATTTACTTCATTTTTACTAGTTGCATATTTAGGTTCTGTATAAAGATTAAGATTTATATTACTAAATGAATCGAATGATTGTGGAAGCATTTTAAGGACTTTGGAACCAATAAATGTAACTTTCTTATTTACAGTATCTACAGTTGCCGTAGTATTTGGTATATCTATATTATCTGTAGTATCAAATAGATCGTAGAAACCGATACCTGTTTTATTAATAAAGTTTAGAATATTAGCTTCTTCTAGTTGCATTTTTAAGTCTAGTAATTCTAATTTTATTTTAGAATTATAGGATGTCGAATTCTCCTTTAATGTATTAAGCTTTTTCGCAATACTTTGAGATGAATTTATACCAAACATTATTTATATAGCCTCCTTCTAACTAAAATGCACTATATTTAATATATATCACTATTAACTTACGCTATATGCAATATCATTTAAAATAGTATCAATACCTTCAATTGTGATATCGACTATTGTATCGATACTAGCTAATGAGAATATAAATTTATCTGATTCTATAGCTTTTAATACTAATTGAGTCCCATCTTGCTTAGCGTTAAAATCAGCTATTGGAACTTTTTGAGATGATATTAATGTAACAGGGTTTGTTAGTGTTATGATATATCCAACAGAGGCTTCGAATTTTCCTCTAAATTGAACTGTCGAAGTTTGATTATCTTGCCATATGATAATTGGTTCTGTAAATTTCTTATAGTTTTTACAAGAAGATGCATAAACTTGATGAGCTGTTGTTCCAGTTGTATAATTAACCCAACTACTCCATGTAGTTCCATTAAATTTACTATATTTAATTTGATAGTATGTAGTATTAGAACTGTCCATTCCATACCATACTATATGTAGATTATCTAATAAATCTATAGATATTGTTGGATAAAATTGATTATATCCACTTATAGTTTGTATATTTATCCAACTACTCCATGTAGTTCCATTAAATTTACTATATTTAATTTGAATATATGATGGATTAGAACTATCCACCCCATGCCATACTACATGTAAATTATCTAATGAATCCATAGCTATTGATGGATTATTTTGATGATATCCAGTTATAGTTTGTATATTTATCCAACTACTCCATGTAGTTCCATTAAATTTACTATATTTAATTTGAATATTTGCATTAGAACTATCATACCCCTGCCATACCACATGTAAATTATTTAACGAATCGATAACTATCGATGGATAATTTTGATGATAACTACTTATAACTTGCATATTCACAAAACTACTCCATGTAGTTCCATTAAATTTACTATACTTAATTTGCTGATATGATGGATTAGAAGCATCGGACCCATACCATACTACATGTAAATTATCTAATGAATCTATATCTATTGATGGATAATATTGACTATATCCACTTATAGGTTGTATATTTATCCAACTACTCCATGTAGTTCCATTAAATTTACTATATTTAATTTGATTATATGATGGAATAGAAGCATCATTTCCATACCATACTACATGTAAATTATCTAATGAATCTATAGCTATTGATGGTCTATATTGATTATATCCACTTACAATAGGAAGTCCTAAATCACTCCATGTAGTTCCATCATCTGATGATTTTCTACAATAAACTTGAGTATCATAAAAATATACTGCATATATATTACCATTAGTATCTATCACTATTTTATCTCCATTATTTAAAGAAGTATCTCCTGAAACATTTGCAACTGATGAATATATATTTGTAGTTTTTGTTACTGTGTATTTTCCTCTAAATTTAACTGTTGAAGTTTGTGTATCTTGCCATATAATAATTGGTTCTGTAAAATTCTTATAATTTCTACAAGCAGAAGGATATACCTGATGATTCGTTGTTCCAGCTGTATAATTTATCCAACTACTCCATATAGTTCCATTAAATTTACTATATTTAATTTGATAATATGATGGAGTAGAACTATCAACTCCCCGCCATACTACATGTATATTATTTAATGAATCTATAGTTATTGATGGATATAACTGATGATATCCGCTTATAGATTGTATATCTATCCAACTACTCCATATAGTTCCATTAAATTTACTATATTTAATTTGAGTATATGTAGTATTAGAACTATCTGTTCCATACCACACTACATGTATATTATTTAATGAATCTATAGCTATTGATGGATAATATTGATAATATCCACTTATAGATTGTATATCTATCCAACTACTCCATGTAGTTCCATTAAATTTACTATATTTAATTTGATAGTATGTCGGATTAGAAATATCTCTTCCATACCATATTATATGTAGATTATCTAGTGAATCTATAGCTATTGATGGGTAATATTGATTATACCCAACTATAAGTTGTATAGTTATCCAACTACTCCATATAGTTCCATTAAATTTACTATATTTAATTTGATAATATGTAGTATTGGAACTGTCAGTTCCATACCATATTACATGTATATTATCTAATGAATCTATAGCTATAGATGGCACATATTGATTATATGCACTTATAGTTTGTATATTTATCCAACTACTCCATGTAGTTCCATTAAATTTACTATATTTGATTTGAGTATATGTAGTATTGGAACTATCCAGTCCTTGCCATACTACATGTAAATTATTTAATGAATCTATAGCTATTGATGGACTAAATTGAGCATATCCGCTTATTAGCGGAAATCCTAAATCAGTCCATGTAGTTCCATCATCAGATGATTTTCTACAATAAACTTGAGAATTATAAAAATATACTACATATATATTACCATTAGTATCCATTACAATTTTATCTCCATTATTGAAAGATGTATCTCCAGATACGATTGCAGCATTAACTGGAGTTGTTTTATCTATTATAGCGTTATATGACTGTAAACTTTTTATCGTTTTATCTATTGTAACCATATTATTTTCTCGTCCAATTATCCTATTTAATGTATTATTTATAAATAAATCATCTCCAATATTTAATATCTTATCTGTAATCTCAGCTATTACTGTTGATGAATTATTTACTTCATTTTTACTAGTTGCATATGAGGTTGATGTATATAGATTAAGATTTATATTACTAAATGAATCAAATGTTTGTGGAAGCATTTTAAGAACTTTAGATCCAGTAAACGTAATTTTCTTATTTACAGTATCTACAGTTGCCGTAGTGTTTGGAATATCTATATTATTTGTAGTATCAAATAAATCATAGAATCCGATACCTGTTTTATTAATAAAGTTTAGAATACTAGCTTCTTCTAGTTGCATTTTTAAATTTAATAATTCTAAGTCTATTTGGGTACTATCTAAATCTAAGTAGTCTTTAAATATATTAATTTTTTTCATAAGACTTTGAGATGAATTTATACCAAACATTATTTAGATTACCTCCTTTTAACTAAATGCAAGATAATTAATAACTGCCGTTCCACTTACGGATTTAATATATATAAGATTAATATTACTACAAGATACTGGAAAATCTGCTCCTGGTAATATTCTAATATGCTGAGACGTTGCATTCCCAATTAAAATATCTACAGTGTTATCTAAATCTGATTGTATTAATACACCGTTGCATGCCTGACTACCTAGCGGTGCCGCAGTTGTTGTTGCAGTAATAGTTCCATCATATAGTATAGTGCTTCCTTTTTCTCTAGAAAATGCTGGAGCAGAACCAGAAATGATATTATCTACCTTTGTGTTTAATGCCGCGATGGCGTCTCTCAGTGTTTTATCTACCGGGTATCCACTATCTTGTTCAATAGCCATTAATTATAGCATCTCCTTTAATCATAGTATTTGTATTATAAGAATGTTTTATTTATTAAAATAAAACAGAGATTACTTA